GGTCCCCATGCGGGCCCTGTTCACTCCGACGAGGAAGAACAGGGCCCGCATGGGGACCATGATCCCCTCGACTATATGGTAGGCAGCCAGATCCCCGAGGCTCTTGAACTTGTCGTGGGTGGTCTCCGGGGGCATGGCGCTACGCCTCCAACTGCGACCAGAAGCTAGTGGCCTCGAGGGCTGCGAGCATGGCCACCTCGTCGGGGGTGAGCTGGCTGCGGTAGAGAAGGTACCGCGTGCCCGTCAGCCAGCGCGCGGCGAGCTCCTCGCGGTGCTCCTGCCAGAAATCCCGCACCGCGAAGACGTCCAGCTTGCCCGACTCCCGAGCCAGGTCGAGCTCGGAGGCGACGATCACGCTGAGGCGCCGGACGACGGCAGGGTCGGGGGAGTTGGGGTCGTCGACCGTCACCCGGCAGGTCCAGCCGGGGGCCTCCGGCGTCGGGCCGAGGTCGACGGGGGGCTCGGCGCCCGGGAGACCCGCCGCCTCGAGGTCATTCAAGGCCTCCAGGATGGCGGCCTTCGTCTTGGCGTCCGGGAGACCGGCCGTGGGGGGCTCGGGCTCCTTCGTCCCCGTGACCGTCTCGTTGGGGCCCAGCTCCTCCTGGGCCAGGGCGAGGGCCTCCAGGGGGCTGGCGGCCTCGACCTCCTTCGTGCCTGCGGTCGTCTCGACCGTGACCGTGGCTGTCTGGTTGACCGAGTCGAACGCCTCGGCGATCGACTCCTTCACGTCCTTCATAAACTGATTCTGAGCCTCCGAGGGCTCCTTCTTCTTGCGGGCCTCGCGTAGCTGCTTCATGAAATCCATGGAATCCTCCTCCTTCTCCAGCTGGCTTGCGACCAGCTCCTCAATGGTGATTTCGTGTTCGCAGACGCGGGCGTAGGGGCAGCCCCCGTACTTCCCGCAGGTCCGCTCGTCTGCTGGGCCGGCCACTCGCTCGAATTGCTCGGGCTGGAGGGCCTTGGCGAAGGCTGCAGTGGTGGTCATGTCGGCGGCGGTCGCCTCGAGCGCTTGGAAGCCGACGGCAGCATCAAGACGGCTGACCTCGGACTCGACCACGTCCACCGATCGCGGGGAGCGGGTGAGCTGGATGTGACGGATCGTGAGAGAACTCTCCAACTCCTCGTAGGTGCGGTCGTCCTCGGCGTAGGCGTAAAGGAGCATTTGGGGGTCGAGCTTGAGCTTCTTCCCCGTCTTGCGCATGTAGTTCCGATTGCGGCCGGTCTTCCAGTCCACCACGACACCGGGGGTCGGGATCCAGTCCACGAAGCCGTGCCAGATCGTGCGATGGGGGGAGAAGACCGTGTCGGACTCCTGCTCGGGGTCCTCCGTGACCCCCCAGATCTCGTGCTCCACGAGGGCGCCTGGCGCGCGGTAGATCAGGCCCCGGGCGATCAGCTGGTCGAGGAACCAGCGGATCGTGTCGGCGTCCTTGCCGTGGAGCTCCCGGTCCCAGCCCTCGGGGAAGGGGTCGCGGTCTCGGAGCCAGGCCTCCATGACCCCATGGGTGACGTGGCCGAAGACGTTCCCCGCGGACATGAGACTGCCGTCCTTGGCGGTGCGGGTCTCGTTCTTGTCGCGGGTGTATATCCCCCACACATGAGGGAAGACGTACTTGCGGGGGCAGTCGCGGTAGGTGGTGATCTTGGATACTGACACTCGAATGGTCATAGGGCGGCCTCGACTCGTTCCCAGAACTCTAGTGGCATGCTGATTCCTCGCTTCATTGCTTTCGTGATATCGTCCCACTCGTCCTCGCCCATGGGGAGGTCCCGGGCCTCAAGGGTGCTGGGGGAGTAGCCGTGCTCATAGGCGAAGGCTAGGAGGACGGGTGCGGGGCGGTCGGCGCGCACTACTCGAGGTCCGCTAGCTCGGCGAGCAGGGTGCCCAGCTCGGCGTTCTCCTGCAGCCAGCGGAGCACTGCGATCAGATTGAAGACGCCCTCGGGGGCGTTGACCTGGGTGGTCTGGACATCGCTCACGGCGAGCTGGGCCACGGTCATGACCTCCTCGTCGTCCATGCTGAGGGCGATCCCGAGGCCCTCCACAATGGCACCGTAGCCCACGCACGCCATGGCCGAGCGGAAGGCGATCCGCCGGAGGACGTCCGCCGCGTCCTCGTCTTCGCTGGGGCGTATGTAGACGTTGTTGTCTTCGGTCATGCGAGCCACAGGAGCCACCAGCGGCGTGGGCGCGTGCGGGTGAGCGTCACGGCGTAGTAGTGCTTCTCGGTAGAGACGTGATTGAACGACTCCGGCCGGTGGGCCAAAACTCTGTCAGCCGTTTGGTGGATAACGATGTAGGGGCCGTAGCCAGCCACTTTGATCCACACGAGTTCCCCGGGCTCGAAGGGGATTGGATCCCCGATTGCCTTGCTCTTGGTCATTTCTTGCACCCCAGGAGACGCTTCACGTCCTCGAGCTGCAGGACAATCGTGCGGAGTTGGCGAGCCAGATCGCCCTCGTTCCAGCTCTCCGCGAGGTCAGCGTCCGACCGCATGACCCGCAGGGCCGCCTCAACCCGCAGGGCCATCTTCGCTTTCCGCTTCATTCCGGCCTCGCGTCCAAGCTGGTGTAGCCGTCCACGAGGACCCGGGGGTGCGGGAGAATGTCCAGCTCGAGGTTCCCCCAGGGTGTGGCGACCCCCCCGAACCAGAGGGCCGTGAGCACGAAGATCAGGATCGTGGCGTTGCAGCACCACCTCGGGATTGAAACCGCCAAAGTGATACACGTCATCGTGGCGCTGTCGCTGTCGCTGCTGCTACTCATTCGTTCCCCTCCTCAGGTGGATTGAAATCTGCTCCCAGTTCCTCCGCAAGGGTAGCTGCTCGATCCATGCGGATCAAGCGCCAACGGACCTTCCGGGGGGGTTTCCCGAGGCGGAAGGACGAGCGCGGGGCGGGGCCTACGACCTCACCCAGGGCGTCCATGACCTCAGCGGTGGTGAGTCGGTAGCCCGACTCCTTCACGCGCTCCAGGATCCCCTGGGGGGCGAGGTAGAGCGCTCCGCCGGGGCCTGGCTGCACGTAGGGCGAGCGGGAATTGAGAGCTTGGAGCAAGAGAAGACCGACCTCCGTCACGCCCGCTTGGCTGAGGGTCAGCTTCTCGCGGAGGCTCGCGTCGAGGTCCCCGTCCATGAGGAGGAGGCCTCGGCCCTGGGTGCGGTCGATCGTCTTGTGGAGCCAGAGGAAGTGTCGCGCCAGCGCGCGGTCGGAGTCCGGGCCCACCCAGGTCATGGCGAGAGTCTCTCCCCCGTGAGCGGCCAGCCAGCGCTCGCCGCCGCTCCCGAGCGCGCGGTGGAAGATCCGGCGGGCGAGGGCTTGGATCCCGTCCTCCCCCACCACCCGGGAGACGAGGTCCATGACCATGCGGGTGTCGTTGGCGGTCATGAGCATGCGCACGCGGTTCTGCATGGCGTAGGAGGGGTGGCCCTTTGGGTTGATTCGGAGGGAGCCTCCCCCCACCACGCGTCGGAAGGCGTCCGCGCAGACGTTCGAGCCGCCCACCATACCCTCGTCGATCACGAGGAGGGGGCTCTTCTCCAGCTCGCTCTGGAACTCCCCGGTGAGCTCGTGAGCGGAGGCGAAGCGCCGGCTCGAGAAGCAGTCCGCGAGGGCCTGGGCCAGGAGGCCCTTCCCGGCGCCCGAGGCGGCCGTGAGGCTCAGGGCGCAGACCATGCCCTCCTCGATCGCCAGGGCGCAGGAGACCCAGCGGGCGATCTCGTCGTAGTGCTTCCCCCAGAAAGCATGGAGGTACTCGTCGATCACGGGATCGAAGCACGGGGGGTCGTCCGCCCGGGTGTAGGCGGAAATGATCAGTCTTCCCATCGGATCAAGGAAGCCACCTTCCGGTAGACCCGGGCGCGCTTCCAGATCCACGTACACCGCTGCGTCAGCGACAACTTCGTCCGCGGTGCGACGACGCAAGGCGGTTGGGTCCCGGGGGTTTGGTCCGAAGGCGGGGACAAAGAGTCGCATGCCGATCTGATCAGCGAAAGACACCACAGCGTGCTTAGAGAGGGGAACAGCTTCATACTTACCTCGGGGGTTCAGGACGTAGTGGTGCCTAGCTGAGGGGTCCCGGACTACGAGGTGCCGGCGGAGCCAGTCCTCGTCCGCATGCGGCGCCCATGTGCGCGCGCCGTCGAGGACCTGCTCGAGGAGGTCGACCTTGGCCTCGGCGTCCGCGGTGCGGCGGGCGTGGGCCAAGTGGGCCTTCATGTCGTCCTTGGCGCGGTAGGCCAAGCAGGCCTTCCACAGCTCATGGGGGAGACTGCGGCGGTTTGCAGGGTCGTCCTGGTCGACAGCTGCCAGGATCGCCGGCATGAGCAGGGCCCATACGTGTTCTGGCGTCGTGGGCTCAGATTCAACGCGCCGTAGGCGGGTCGAGGCGGAGCCGACGGCGCGTTGAATCGCCTCGTTGCGGCTGGGGTGCAGAGAAGAAAGGGGCTTGTCTTGGAAGGCTACGGGGAAGAAGACGGAGCTGCGGCTCAGCTTGCGGGCCTCCGTGTACCAGTCCGACTGCACGGTGCGGTTGCCGGCGCCAGCGGTTTCCAGGAGGGCCTGGGCCTCGCGGGCGCTCGGGAGCGGCCGGCGTGGGGCGGGGGCGTCGACTCCCGTGGCCACGGAACCCGGCACGATCTTCCCCCAGTCAAGTAGGGGGCCGGGGCCGTGGGGAGTGAGGTCGGCGCGGAGGTGGACGCCGTGGACGGTCTTCGGGGTCGACGGGAGGCGCATGAGGCGGGTCCAGTCGCAGAGGTGGTCGGGGCTGAAGCCCGCTCGGGTCCAGTCGCGCACGAGACCCGCCAGGAGGCCCTCGACGCGGGCGAGGGGGGCTGGGCGGTCGAGGACGTAGACCGCACGGCAGCCCCTCGGGGTCCAGTAGAACCAGGTGGGGTCGAGCTCGGGGGGGAGGAGCTCCGCGAGCTGCTCGGTAAAGGCCGCTCGGGTCTCGGGGGTCCAGGGGTCGTGTTGAGGGGAGTCCTGGTCAATGGCCACCACGGGGAACTCGAGCTCGGCCTGGGCCTCGTGCCCTTTCCGCACCCGGGGCCACTCAGGGCGCCCGGGGAACGTGTAGAAGGCGAAGTGGGCGTCGGTGTCCCAGTGGTGGGAGAGGGCCTCCGAGAGGGGGAGGACCCTGGCCAGCCGGCGGTCGTCGGCGTGCGAGAGAGCGCCCTCCTCGTAGGCGCTCGGGAGGACTGTGACGCGGGGGTCGATCACGCGGGCTCCGGGAAGTAGGTGGCCCAGCAGCGCTCAGTCTCGTTTGCGGTGGCCCAGTCGAGCCCGAAGGGGAAGCGGTCCTGGAAGACCTTCGCTGCAGCTCGACCCCAGGGGCCGGGGCGGGCCTGGATCTCCCCTGCTTGGGTGCGGACGGTCTCGGGGTTGGGGCGAAGGCCCCCGGGCGCACGACGGGCCTTGAGGACCCGTCGCGGGTGGGGGGTGTCTACGTAGAACCAGGGGCTCCCCGCATTGTAGGCGTTATCGTAGGCCTCCTCGTCCGCCCGGAGCCACTCGACCGGGCCGTCGGGCTCCGTGATCTGGCCGATTTCGTAGCGGATCATGGGGAGGTCTCCCGGCGTAGGGTGCGGAGGTGGTGGGCGGCGTGGATGGGGCAGGAGGCGCGGAGGCCCGTGGCGTAAAGGCTAGAGAAGTGGGTGACCTCGCGACGGCTGAATACCGACGGCTGGAACACCCGCAGGACCCGGGGCGCCGGGGCGCCCCGGAGGGCCCACATGGCCCGGACGTGGAAGAGGGCCTCGATCTCGTCGGGATCGAGCCCGCTGGGGTCCGGCCAGCGGGCGGCGTCGTAGACCGTGGCCTCGTAGTCGTTCACGAGGGCTTCCGGATCGAGAAGACACCGGTGCCTTCGCGGGTGACGCGGCCGACTTCCAAGGTCGCGAGGAGGCGCTTGGGGAAGCGGCTGTTCAGGAAGAACTTCTGGAATGTGCCGGTGCTGGTGATCCAGCCGTCGGCCTTCTGGAACCAGCCCTTCCGCTTGTGCTCGGGCGGGAGGTCCGTGCGCACGGCCACCACGAGGTAGCCACCCGGCCGCACGGCGGCCCAGGCGAGCTCGAGGGCGCGCTCGCGCTGGGTGGGGCATTCGATCACGTTGAGGACGTAGGCCAGCTGGACCACGTCGTAGGCCAAGGGCGAGGGGCCCTTGTTGGGGTGCCAGTGGGGGTCCCAGCCGTAGGCGTCGTGGGTAATGCAGAGGGCGCGGACGTCGTCGCCACGGCCGCAGCCGTAGTCGAAGAACTTTCCCCCGGGGGGGAGAAGGCGGAGGGAGACACGGCCAGGGCGGGAGAGCTGCCGGCGGGAAATTGCCGTCCGGTGGGAGAGGGCGCTCACGAGAGGAGGCCGCGGAACACGAGGGCGGCGACGGCCAGGAAGAGCGCGCCGCCGATCGGGAGCCAGTCGTCTCGGGTGGCGGGGGTCATAGCTACCCCGCCCGGAATTCGCGGAGGATGACGCCCGGACGGGACGGGAAGAGCGCGAGGCAGGTGGACTGCTCAGGGTCGAGCCAGACCGCACCCCCCTCGTCGCCGCAGCGGTCAGCGGCGAAGGCGCGGGCGCGGTTGCGGTCGACGGCGCAGATAACGAACCCCTCGACGGTGTCGTAGCCGAGGAGGGGGGCGGTCGCCATGGGTGCCAGGACCCAGAGGGCGAGGTGTTTGGGGTGCGGCATGAGGGCGCTGAGTTCGTCGGGGTTCATGGGGTCGACTCCAGATTCTCGGCGCGGTGCTCGTGAGCGAGGAGGACGCATGCGCCGTGAAGTTTAGCGTCGCCCTCGAGAGTTTTCAAGACTGCAGACACCCACCAGTGCAAGTAGGGTTTCCCCTTGCGGTTGCGGTAGCCCATCTGTGTGAGCTGGTGGGCGGTGGCTTTGAGGGTGAGGCCCTCTTGGCGGAGAATGGAAGCGTAGCCCAGGGCCAGGCGCTCCTCGGGGTGCGGGACCATTTCCCCCAGGTGATAGCGCCAGCCAAGAGGAGGCGCGCCGATCTGCTCGCCGCGGGCGCGCTTGGCCGCTAGGGCGTCGCGGGTGCGCTGAGAGATCAAGGCGCGCTCGAACTCAGCGCACGCCGCGAGCATGGTGAAGCAGCACCGGCCGATCGGGGAGGCGAGGTCCATGCTCGCGCCGCCGAGGTCTACTATATGGAGGGCCGTGCCCCGGGCGGTCCACGCTTCGATCGTGGCCAGGGCGTCGCAGCTCGAGCGGAATGCGCGGTCCAGTTTGGCGACGAGAATCGTCACGGGGGGGCCGGATTCGGTCAGCCGGTAGAGTCGGCTGCCTTGGGGTCGATCCCGAAGGGGGGTCGCTCCCGAGCCAACGTCAGTAAACAAATGGACGATTTCGAGCTGACGGGAGTTGGCGTACCCGGTCAGGGTCGCAGATTGAGACTCGAGTCCCAGACCCGAGTCGTCCTGTTCTCTTGTGGATACCCGGGTATACGCGACAGCGGGTTGCATTTCGTATTCCTTTCAAAAGGGAGTGCAGGTGGACCACGCGGACCAGCTGGACCAGGTCAACTTGAGTATACCTGGTCCAGATAAGCTGCGATCCGCCAGCGGGTTACAAGAGGTGGACCAGCTGGACCAGTACTTTTGGGGTTGCTGATGGGACCGATGTACGGTCAGGAACAGGGGAATCTATACACAAGGTGGAAACGGGGAAGTGCGGTCCACCTCTGTTGTAAGTAGCATATGGGGGAAGGTTTTAAGGGTGGACCAGGGGGGTGGGCCACCCCTTGGTCCGGGGCACGTGATACACTAGCCAGCGTAGCTGGCTAACCCTGGCGACGGCGGTTGGCCCGGCTGAGTCGCTGGCTGAGGCGGGCGTGGTAGGCCAGCAGACGCTCAGCGCGGCTCACCAGGCGATCCAAACGGTAGGCCGCCTGGGATTCCTCCTCCTGGGGGATCGAGACCAGCAGGCGGGCCCCTGTGGCGTGCACGACGGCCACGTAGCCTGTGTCGCATTTCTCGACACGCTGAGTCAGGGGGTCGACGTCTCGCCAGGAGATCAATTGGACCCTGCTTGTCCGACTGCGGTGCCCAGCGAGCGGACCGCCCGGGGATTGTCCAGCCAGTGGACCTTGCACAGGCAGACCACCCCGCCCCGTGAGGGGAAATCGGGCCCGGAAATCTGCTCGGAGGGCACCGGGCACGGGTGGGACGAGCGGCCATGAGGCTTGAAGCGGAACGACTGCACGTCACTCCGCGAGGGGAAGGGGCCGATCAGGATACCGGCTTGGGTGAGGAGGGCGTACGCCATGGGGAGGCCTCAGGGGTTCGGGGTTCAAGAATCGGAGAGCTACCCCCGGATTTGCACCAGGGGCGGGCGCCAGGCTAGGCGGTAGCTAGTCTTCCTGCCAGCGGCGTAGGCCCTCCCGGGCCCGCCGCTTTCCTTGGGCCCGACGGAGCTTGGCCGTCTGGCGCTTGATGGGCCGGCGGACGTGCCGGGCCCATTCTCCGTTGAGTTTAGCGTTCGGTGCGCTCAATTCGCCGCCTTCCTGGCCCGGGGCCCGTGCTCGAGGAAGAGGATCGCCCGAAGGCTCTTGCCCCACGCGGGGTTTGTGGGATCGCAAAGAAGACACTGGTTGCACGTTTTCGTGCGCCCCTTGCGCTCCGCGGCTTGCGCCGGGCAGAGTCGGGCCCCCACGGCGGCGAGTCGGGCAAGGTCCTCGTCCGTTGTGTTGTAGGGGATGATCCCGGCGGGACGCCATCCCGCGGCCTCGGCCTCCGCCAGCTGCGACAGGTCGTCACAGCTCGCCATCAGGTTCCGGCGATACGTAGGGGAGCGGAGCTTGCGCCAATGGTGAGTGTACCCCACGATTCGGAGTCCGCGCGCCGTGGCCTCACGACGGATCCAAGCCAGCATGCGGACACCGAGAGCACTAGGGTCGCCGAGAGCCCCGAGGCGGCAACCCCGGGCATACGGGTGAGCCTGATCCAAGGCCTCGGCGGGGTTGGTCGGGTTGCGCTTGAACTTGGAGCGGACCATGGACATGAAACCCATGAACGGGGTTCCGTACTGTGCGTAGCAGACCTTGTCCCGCAAGAGCGGGCACCCCTCGCACGTGGCCCGGCATTCCTCGACGGTGCTGCCGACGTACACGGTGGGCATAGGGCCAGTTTTGGTGTTTGCGGGTCGGGGGACCCACCGGGGAAGGGGCTTCACTTGGACCCTCGCAAGACTACCCAGTGGGTGGGCAAGCGGTGGAGCACGATCCAAGCGTGCCCGCCCCAGCGACGCGCCTTGAAGCCCTTGGCGAGCGGGTAGGTATCCCAGGGTCCTCCAACGGAATCGATATAGGTCGTCAATCTGGCCTGCTTTCTGCGTTCGGGGTTCAGGATTCGAGAATGGCCCCAGTGGAATCGGACCACTGGCCAGGCTCCCGGGGGAGCCCGACGCTGCCAAGCGAGCCAGCCGGGGAGGACTAGGGGAGGGGTACTTCGTCCAGAGCGCGGTCTTGCGCGCTCTCAGGGTCCTCGCCCTGGCTGATATAGAAGTCTGCGAGCCGCTTAACCTGGGTCAGGAATCCCGCGCGGTTGGTAGTCTCTCGCTTCGTGCTCATGCGTCCGCCCAAGCGGGTCCGTCGAGGTCGCCGTCCCAGTCGTTGTCGTCGTCACCGTAGGGGAGAATGGGCTCGGGACAGCAGATCTCCACCGTGCCCATCTCGTCCAAGGTCTCCAGAGTGGCCACGCAATCTTCGGGCTCGTCATGGGAGTGCTTGTGGCCGTAGGCCATGGCCGAGACCGCGCAGGGGAGGCAGGAGGGCTCGACGCTGAGCCCGTAGTGAGTGGCGGGCTCGCCGCAATCCACGCAGTAAGCGTGGCCAGAGGCGAGGGAGAGCGGGTGGAGGGGGGTCTGACTCTGGGGTCCGCGGTAGACACGTCCGGCGGCGTCGCGAAGGGAGGTCCCGTGGGGGGCGGGGCCAGCCATGCTAGCACTCCTCAACGCGATTGCGGACGTCGGCCCAGCGGAGCGCGGTGGCCACGTCCTTGACGGAGGGCTTGAACCCGCCGCGCTCGATCCACTCCTTCAGGTTGTCGAAGTGGTCCTCTGCGTCGTTCAGGTTTCCAGAGGCAAGCGCCTCAATCAGGTTGGTCGCGGTGGTCGTGGGGTCCATGGCCGTGTCCTGCTTTCGTGCTTTCGTGCGTTCGGCGGTCGTGAGAGCCGCTGCAGGAGTCGAACCTGCGCCCCCGGGGCGGCTAGGGAGGCTACTTGGCGCGGCGGGCCCGGGAGACGTGGACAATGGGGCCAGAGGCAATCCAATTGTGCGTCGCAGGCTGAATCCAAGCGAGGTCACAGCCCCCCTCCTGCGTGGCCCTAAGCGCCTCTCTCTTAGCGGCTGTGATCGACTCGCAAGCTTCCACGTAGTAGGGGAGCTGCATATGGTGAGCGTTGGTACCGGGATCGGTGGCGTTGCCCATTCCGACGGAGTAGACGAGGAAGAGAGAAGCCTTGGGGGCGCTTAGGGCCACGATAGCGTCCCGCAACTCGTCAACCGTTCCCTTGCAGAACGACTCACCTTTGGTGGTGTAGACGTAGAGGAAGATCTCTCCGCCTGACCCGAACGACGCGGACGGAGAGATCTTGAACTCTCCGTCGAACGCTTTGAGACCGAACGTCTCAGGGAAGCTCTTGATTGCGGTGTCGATCTGGTCTTGGGTGGCCATGAGTCCTGCTTTCGGTGTTCGTTATTCGTATGACTGACGGGCTGAGCCCTCAGTCTGACCCCGGCTCGGAGGAAAAGCAAGAGGAATTCGGGAATGACTCGGGAATACCTCTAAGTTCAATGGGGGCAAGGGGCTTTGAGTCGAGGAAATTCGGAGGGCGGGGGGCCCGAGGCGGGGGGATCGGAGGAATCGGAGGGCTCCAAGCGGGCCAGAGTGAACTCCGAGGGAGAGGGGGGCTTGACCGATCGGCCAGTAAGCATGACCTCTAGGTCATGGTGCTTCGGTCACAGTTCACAGCTAGCAGGGCTCGCCAGCGCGCGCGCCGAAACCCTGTCTCCTCGGCCGAAACTCGGCTCTATCGGTCGTCAGAGCCGAGTCCCATACAAGGAAACGCGCGCGCAGGGGGCTCTCAAAGGACTTAAGAGCCCGGACGACTCAGACCCCCCGGGTCCACTAGGAACCGGACGAACTGGACCACCCGGGCCCCCTCCCCCCAAGAGCCAGGGCGTGCCCTGGATCTTAGTCCCCCCCAGATTTTTACAGAATTCCGCTCCCAAGGTGAACCGGGTACAGAACGGGGCCCCCGACGGCAATCGGGGGCCCCTGCTACAACGTCGAGGTTTCGCGACCCTGGGATCATAGCACTCCCCGAGGCCGATTTTTACAGAATTCCGCCTTTTCCCCAAACCGCCCCCCCTCGTGCTACCATGCCGCCGAGGAGGGCACATGATCAATCACGAGGTGAACCCCGGTCGGGTCACGCTGACCGCCTACCTGATCCCCCTGATCCAGTCCACGCGCATGAGCATGGGCTCGGGCATGCACGCGGGGCCGAACCTCTTCCTGGTGCCGATCCCCGGGGACGACCCCAACCCCCCCGGCGCGACGGTCCGCCAGACGCCCACCCTCATGGGCGCCCTGACCTACTACGCCAAGAGTGACGGCGACCAGGCCCGCAGCTCCTCCTGGGTCCCCGGTGACGCCGCGGAGCGCCTCTTCGCCCTCGCAGACCCCGTCGCGTACATGAGGTTCAAATCGGGCCCCCTGCCCCAGATTCAGCCCCCGGAGCCGCCGACCGAGCCCCCGCCCCCCTCCTCTCCCAGGGGGCCCGACTCGGACGGCTCCGGGGCGCTGTCCCCGGAGGCGGACAAGACCGGCGCCGTCTTCCTGGACGAGTTCGCCTCGCTCCCCGCGCCCCCCGTCAACGGCTCCGGCACCGAGGAAGCCAAAGCCGCCGTCGAAGCCTACCTGGGGGAAGAAGCCCGCGCCAAGGACCTCCCCGCCCCCCAGCCCCCCGTCCAGCTCGAGCTCTTCGGCGATCCCAAGGTAGACCCCGAGGCCGACACGACGGAGTGGGAGACCCCGAAGCCGCCCCCCGAGCTCGGCCCCAACGAGTTCCGAGTGGAGGTGCCCGGTGAGTGAGCTAGACGATCTCATGGGCCTGGCGGCCTACAAGGAGCGCGCTGAGGTCGTCTTCGCCGAGCAGCGCGCCGAGATCGACCACCTCCAGAAGGAGATCCAGAAGGCCAAGGATCACGCCCGCGGGACGGAGCGCGACCTCCGCGCCAAGATCGCGGTCCTCGAGCCCCAACACGACAGCCTCAGCTTCGCCCAGGAGGTCGCCTTCACGCACCTCGGCTACACGATCGAGTTCAAGGAAGCCTCCCGCGGGTCCCGCACCGTCCGAATTCGCGACCGGGGAGGGCGCGTCCTGGCCCGCGTGCACCAGAGCCCCGAGGACGTCCTCGCCAACGGCCCCGCGCCCCTCCTGAAGACGGCGGCCTGGCGGGTCGAGAACCCCGACACCTGGAAAGCCATGGAGGAGGAGGCCCGCCGCCAGGCGGACGCCAAGAAGCAAGCGGCCCAGCGGGCCTTCGACGCCAACGTCCGCAAGCGCGCCAATGCCAAACGGGCCCTGAAGGAGAGGATCCATGCCCAAGGCAACGAGAAGGCCTCCTAGCACCCGCCACGGGAAGACCGCACCCCCGGGCCCTCCTTCCCCCCCAACCGGGGAGAGTGAGCGCCTCGCGATCCTGGCGGAGAAGGTTGTCGCGTATCTCGAGGACGGATTGAAGGTGGCCCTTGGCACGCAAGGCAACGAAGAAATCGTCTCCAAGACGCTCTCGCAAATCGAGCGCGCCCTCGCAACCCTTCAAAGTGCCCGTGGCGGACTGGGGACACGATCTCCTCACCCGGGAATGGACCGGGACTCTTGGCAGCCCGACTAAGTGGACCGCCCCCGGGGACACTCCGTCGCCGGGTCTCGAGTTCGCCGTCCGCGTCTTCTCCTGGATGGAGCGCTTCTGCAAGATCCGGGTGAAGGAGGAGCTGCAGGTCTGGGACGAGGAACGCGGGATCACCAAGAACGTGAAGGTGGTCCCCTTCCGCTTCAACACTGTGCAAATGATAATGGCACAGTACGTAGCCTGGTGCTGGCACCTCGGCGTTCCCGTGAAGCTCTGGCTCCCGAAGGGCAGACAGCAGGGCTCGAGCACATGGTGGCAGCTCCTCCTCTTCGCCATGTGCGAGCTGCGCCCGGGCTACAAGGTCGCGACAGTCGCGCACGTCGAGAAGAGCAGCAACGAGATCTTCGGCAAGAGCCGGACTGCATACCGCAACATAGCACCCTACCAGATCTACCTCCGTGTCGAGCAGGGGGGCTACTACGAGTGGGATCACGAGTCCTCCCTCCACGTTGACACGATCAAGAGTGCTGACGCCTTGGGTCGTGGCCTCACCCTTGACGCGATCCACTTCTCGGAGCCGGGGAGTTACGCCGACCGGGGAATCGACGCCACCAACGCAGCGGCTGCGATCATGCAGGCCGTGGCGGACCACCGCTGGACGATCATAGTCCGGGAGTCCACGGCCAAGGGCCGTGACAAGTTCTTCTTCGCTGGCTGCATGAAGGCGATCGACCCGTCCTCACCCTCGGTCGACCGGCTGATCTTCCTGCCTTGGTTCCTGGACGCGGGCTACACGCGGACGTGGGAGCGCCACCGCAACGAGCTCCTGCAGGCCGGGAAGAACGACCCGGGGCCTCGCTTCGTGCCGACGGCGGACGAGTCGGCCCTGCGGGAGAAGCTCGCCACCACGATCGTCCCGCGGGCGGATCGCTGGCACCGCTACTGCCACGAGCTGACGGACGAGCAGCTGATCTGGTTCCGCTGGGCCCTGGAGGCCAAGTGCTCCGGGAAGGAGAAGATCCGCAAGCGCGCCTATCCCTCTTTCCTGGAGGAGGCCTTCGAGGGGAGTACTCAGGGCTTCTTCGAGGAGACCTCGATCCAGAAGATCCGCGACCAGGCTCGTCCCCCCTTCCTACGGGGGAAGCTCGTGGAGGTCGACAACCGGATCACCCTCTCCCCGAACCCGAAGGGAATGACCAGGATCTGGAAGCCCCCCGCGCCCGACGGGCGGAAGTACGTGATCTCTGCGGACATTGGCGGGGAGAAGGCCCGCATGGATCCCTTCTCCGCCTACGTCTTCGACGACGCCCGCCTCGAGGTCGTGGCGCAGGTCCACGGGAACATGCACTGGGAGAAGTTCGTCGATCAGCTAGTTCTCCTGGGCGCCTACTACCACTGGGCCCTGATCGTGCCCGAGAACAACCACAACCCCGCCGTCGCCGGCCGGATCCACGACCTCCACTACCCGAGGCTCTACTACCAGACCGACGCCCGCACGGGGACCGGGGGCAAGACCCCAGGCTTCAACACGAACAAGAAGACGCGCCCTGAGATCCTGAACATGATCGAGCAGGTCACCCGCCAGGGCCTCCTGACCTGCCCCGACGCCCAGTTCTCCGTGGAAATGGAGAACTTCGTCTTCCATGCCATGCCGAGCGACCCCAGCCGGGGAGTGTACAAGGCCGCCTCAGGCGCCTACGACGACCGGATCATGGCCGCCGCGATCGGGGTCTCCCAGTGCTCTGGTAGACTGGAACACCTGAATGAGTCCCGACTCGAGGAGAGTTCGGCGACCAGCGCGACCTACCGGATCTACGAGCGCCTGCGCGAGCGGGGAGTAAAGGGGGGCCCAGTGAGACAGAGTTCGATCAGCCTCGCCCCAGGAGCCCGACGTGGGCCGTAAGCGCAAGCGGAAGCGCAACCGCGGACCCCGACTCGACGCCCCCCAGGCCACCCGTGGCGCCTCGAACGCCGAGGCCAACAAGTGGCTAGCGGATTTCTGGTCGTGCCGGATCCGAGCGGGTCTCGAGGCCCAGAAGGCATACCGCGAGCGGGCCGAAGAGGTCATGGAGTTCTTCAAGAGCGACCACTCGGGCGCGCTCTTCGAGGACGAGGGGATCGCTGAGGGCCACCTCGACTTTGCGGGGACGACCACGGCCTCCGTGCCGCTGGTGGCCCGCATGCACGCCGCCCTGGTCCCCCGCCTGAATATCTACAAGCCCACCCGCACGGTTAACGCCGACTCCACGGACACGGTCGTCCTGGCGTGGACCCGCGTGCTGGAGACCTACCTCAAGAAGAGCGTCAACGAGACCAAGCACAGTAAGGAAATGAGGGCCTGGATCTCCGACGCCACCCTCCGCGGCCGGGGAGTCATGCGGACGGGCTGGGACCCCGATCACGAAATGGTGACGAGCTGGGGGATCCACTCCCTGGATTTCGTGACCGACCCCGATTTCACGAACATGAAGGACGCCCAGTGGATCGCATGGCGCGTCCGCGAGCCCCTCTGGCGGATCAAGCGGCGCTATCCGAAGGACAAGACCAAGGACCTCTCCGACGGGCGCTCGGGCCCCCAGCGGTCCACCGAGATCCTCGACGAGTCCAGGATCCCGAAGGAGACCGACTCCGGGCGGACCTCAGACCAGCTCGAGGTTTGGGTGATCTACTCCAAAATGGGGAAGGGCTTCCGGGGTGGCCAGGCGGGCGAGGACGAGAAGTACCGCCGCCGGGACAAGGAGGACTTTGTCAGGGTTGAGGTCGTGATCGACCACAGCACCCCCCTCGAGGTGGGGGAGTGGGACATTCCGTACTACGAGGACAACGACTGGCCGATCACTCTCGTCGAGTTCATTGAGCTCGACGACGAGCCCTACCCCGACTCGATCTTCGGTCAGGTGGTCTCGAGCCAGAAGGCGATCGACCTGATCACGACTCAGCGGCTGCACTCGTGCAAGAACCGCGACCGGACGGTGGTCGTCTACGACACCGCCCGCTTGAGCCCCGACGGCGCCCACCAGCTGACTCACGGCACCCTGGGGGACGCGATCCCCGTCGAGAGCACTGGGAACCAGAATCTGAAGGACGTGGTCCACGTCGTCGACTTCGGAGCAGGGGACCTCGAGGGCCTCAACGAGCGGCAGTTCCACCTTGAGCAAATGGAGCAGACCACAGGCGTCACTCCAGCTCTTCATGGGGGAGACGAGGGCGGCGCCAAGGATCGCTCGGCGACTGCAACCCAGCTCCGCCAGGGCGCGGCTGCTACCCGTGTGGGGGAGTTGAAGAACCGGGTTCACGAGGCCGCAGAGGAGGTCGCCCGCAAGGAGGCCCTTTCGGTGGTGCTGGACGTCGGGCCCGAGGAGCTCGATCTCTTCGTGAAGCCGCACCATATCGGCATGTTCTACGTCCGGGTCGAGCTCCCGGGCGGCGAGCTCCCCGTCCGTTCACCCCGAGGGGAGAAGGAGGCCCCGCTCTCCCAGGACGAGGAGGCCATGCTGCCCCTCTCGCTGGAGGAGATCACGCCCGAGGCCTCGCGCTACTTCGAGGCCCCCGAGGAGTCGCTCATGGCTGCCCAGCAGCTCTGGGCCGATCTCCAGGAGCAGGCCGCCGAGGGCAACACCCGGGTGATCTCGATCGTGGACGGCCTGGTGAAGGACGGGATCGACTCCATGGACCAGCTCCCGGTCGGGATCGACTACCTCGCCGAGGTGACGGCCTCCCGTGTCATGGAGGACCTCGCGAGCCGCGAGCTGCGGGAGGTCTTCCGGGAGACCAGCTACGAGGTCACGGTGGGCAAGGGGATCAAGATCGACCAGGAACAGCTCGCGAAGCACGCGAGCGATCAGATCGCCGCCCTAGGCCCGATCCTCATGCAGGCCGGTCCCGAGGGGATCGTGGCCCTCAACGGACTCCTGGCCCGCCAGGACGCCGCCAACGACGTCCCGCTCGACGAGCGGGTTCAGATTCCGATCCCGCCGCCCATGCCCCCACCGGGGGAAGAGGGCGGCGGAGGTCAACCGCCTGAGGAGGGGGAGTAGTGAGCGAGAAGGGCATCGGCGATTTCTGGCGCATTGCGATCGAGTTTCCGGCAGAGTGGCTGGCCTTGGCCCATGAGATCGCCGCTGAGCCCGACGTGGAGGTCTGAGTGCCGATCTACGTCTACAAGTGCGCGCCCTGCGACCGGGAGTGGCGGGCTCTCGTGCCCTACGGCGACCGGGACGCGGTCAAGTGCTCCTGCCGCCGGGGAGCTGTCCTCCAAATGTCCTCCCCCACGGGTAGGCTCGGGAGGCTCTGCAAGGACGGCGCCGAGTACCAGCCCGGCATGGCGAGGTTCCCCGGGGACCCGAACGCCATGGTGACGAGCCGGCGCGACCGGGAGAAGAAGATCGACAACCTCAAGCGGGACGGCTACCAGGTCAAGCCCGTAGGGGACTGTTCAGGGGAGAGTCGGCTTCCGACGAAGCCGATCAATCTAATGAGGATCGCGGCACGCGAGAAGCGCAAGCTCGCCGCGCAGGGGCTGGAGTAGGGCATGGAACTCAACGAGACGATCGCGAACATTCTGAGCCAAGGGATCCAGGAGACTGAGGAAGCTCTGGAATCCGGGGATCAGGAGGAAGAGTCCTCAGGCCTCGACGACGAGTCGAGCGAGCAGGAGGACGAAGACTCCGAGGATCCCGAAGAGGACGGTGAGGACGAGGAGTCCGAGGAAGAGACCGACGAGGCCGAGGATAGCTCAGGCGCCCAGGGTGCTGACTCCGAGGCCGAAGCGGAGGAAGCCGAGGAGGAGACGCCCCCGCAGGCTGACCCGGAGGTCGCCACCCTCAAGGTCGAGACCCAGAGGCTCCAGGAGGAGCTGAAGGTCGCGACCGAACTCCTCAAGGTCAAGCAGCAGCCGCAGTCGGCACCCGCCGCCCCGCAGCAGCGACTCTCCCCGGGGACCGTAGCCCTCTTCAAGCTCGGTTTCCAGGGGGAGCAGCCGCAGGGGGTGGACCTGCAGGACTACGTCGACAGGTTCCCGCCCGAGGATCGCTCCCAAGCGGAAGCGCTCGTCAGGCGGGCCCGGGAGATCGACACAGCGCGCATGCTTGACCCGGCGGCCCACTTCCGGAGCGAGATCCTGCCCTTCGTGGAGCAGGTGGTCTCGGCTCGGTTGGCGGAGCGGATCGCCCCTCTCCAGGCTCGGGCCGACAAGGCCCGGGCTGACGAGAGCCTACAGCCCGTCCTGGACGCCTTTCCGGACGCCAAGCGCGGAGACGACGTGTGGGGGGAGGTGTCGACCGAACTCGACGCCATGGGCTGCAACGGGGGGCTCCCGGAGAAGGCTCAAGCGGCCATGCTACGATACGCGGTGCAAGTGGTCAAGGATCGGCGGGAGGGATCTCGTCAACCCGCGGCCAAGGCGAAGAAGCAGGACCCAGGGAAGGAGCGACGGCGCAAGCGGGGTGGTCGGAGATCGGCCAGCCCCTCGAAGACCCGGGACACCGGCAAGAAGAAGTCGGGATTCGGGGTCAGGAACGGCGGGGGGTTGGACCTCCTGGCGTATGCGGCGCAGCTCTCCAAGGAGTAGAACATGGCTCAGTCATATGGATCGGTGGGCGTCTCCCAGCGTGTTGCCGAGACCACGATCAGCGAGTGGGCCCGGGAGGTCTCCGAGGAGACCTCCGGTAACTTCGTCGTGCTGGCGAAGCTGAAGGCCCGCGGCCGAATCGAGAAGGACTGCCACGGGGTCAACTTCCGCTGGCCCGTCCGCAACCGCCGGCACACGCTCAAGGGCTTCCAGGACAACGTCGCCCTGGATTTCACCCGCAAGAACACGAAGACCCGGGCCTACCTGGACTGGGCTGGCTACTACTCCACCGAGGCGATCACCCTCCGGGAGAAGGCCGAGAACGGCGGCAAGGAGGCCTTCCTGAAGGTCTTCCAGGGCCGCGAGGAGCTGGTCCGCCAGGGCCTCATGGAGGAGCTCGCCGGGGAGTTCTACCAGGACGGCACCGCCTACACTGACGTCCCGACCCCTTGGACCGGGCTCGAGGCCATGATGGGCTACTCGACCCAGACGGCCACGGACCACCTCGCCTCGATCCCCTCGGACACCTACGCGGGCCTGAGCACGATCCTCGGCACCGTCGGCGGCTCGACGACCGACTCGGTTCTCAAGCGGCTCTGGACCCCCGCGATCGTCAACTGCGTCTACAACCCCGGCGCGGGGGTGCGCTCCTGGGCGAACTACGGGGACGAGCACATTCGTCACCTCGTGACCCACACCCGCTGGGGGAAGAAGGCCACGACCGACTTGGTGCTCTGTGACAAGGACTCCTTCGAGGACCTCAAGAACCTCCTCGACGACAAGGAGCAGATCCGGATCACGCGCGGTGAGGACCTCGAGACGGTCAAGCTCGGCTTCAAGGACTTCATTGGCCTCGACGGCGTCGAGATCGGCTGGGACGAGGCCTGCCCGATCACGGACGGGACCCGAGTGGTCCACGGCTACGGCTTCGCTTGCGACAAAATGAAGCTGAAGCTCCTCGGCCAGAGCCAGATCTGGCTCGCCGATATCGACTGGAACAACAGCATGCAGGCCGACGAGATCGCGCTGATCCACCAGGGCCAGCTGCAGTTCGAGTCCCCGCGCTGCTTCGGCGCCCTCAAGGAACTCACCCCCTAAGCCGGGAAGGCTGAGGAACACTACATGAGCAGACAACCGATCTTCGCCTTCCCGAAGGACGAGACCGTCCCGACGGCCTTCTCGACCACCTACGACCCCCAGCTCGGCCAGCGCGTGATCGACGGCGCCGGGAACGTCTGGCGGCTCTGCGAGAGCAAGAACGCCGTCACCGACCCCAGCCGGAAGCTGTTCCACCGGGACACCGAGGGCGACAACTGGATCGTCGAGATCACCGAGGCCGCCGCCGACCCGGTGGTCGGGGTGGCACACCAGAACCTCACCACGGCCCTCGCGGTCGGCGACTACTTCTGGCTCCAGACCTTCGGCAACACCGAGGTCGAGGGTGACGCCGCCGCGACCAGCGTGACCCTCGGGCACTACATGGGACCCTCGGCGGCCGGCGGCGCTTCGGACGGCCGCATGGTCACCACGGGCGCTCTCACTCATACGCCGCTCTCCCCGCTTCGGGCCACCACGGCCTACACGACCCCGGCCGCGGGCACGGCGATCACGGTTCGGATCGACCGGGAACTGAGCTAGGCCATGACGGTCCTCAGCGAGCCGGGCGACAGCCGAGACAGGAACGGACTCCACAACGAGGCCTTGGCCATGGCCCGGGCCCTGCGCCTGGACATGATCGAGCTCCTCGCGAAGCTCGACAGCGACGGCGGGGTCACCGACACGAACTACACGGCCCTGGTGGCAGCCACCAGCGCCCTGGACGCCTCGGGGACCGGCACCTTCCGAGCGTAGACTCGCCCGGAGACCGAAGGCCCCGGGCTCAGGCTCGGGGCCTTTCTCCTTGAGAGGGGAACATGGCGATCACGCTCGGCGACCTTCGGACCTACTGCCGGGAGGAGGTCTCCCCGGACGCTTCCGACGGGAAGGCCGAACGCAGTTTCATGAACTGGATCAACATGGCTCTCTCGGAGCTGTGGTCCAGGCGGGTCTGGGACCATGCGCGGGCGCGCTACCAGAGCTACCTCCCCGCTCCCACTGCGGGGTCGAACCTCGACACGACCCTCGGGAGCACGCGCTTCACGCTCTCCTCGGGGACCTTCACCTCGACCTGGCTCGAGGAGAACGGCTTCGTGATCCACACGAGCGGCGACGACCGGACCTTCGAGTTCACCTCGATCGACGCCGGGGGAACCTTCGGTGACGTCCTCGGCGGCCAAGAGTGGACCCTGGCCTCGGCCACGGGGCTCACGTTCAAGGTCTTCAAGGAGAAGTACGACCTCCCCGACAACGCCCAGCGGATCGAATGGGTCCGTCTCCACCAGTCTCGGACGCTCGTGGCCCACCAGGTCCCGGGCGTCTTCGACCTGAACCGCCAGCAGAGCCCCACCACCAACTCCTCGGAGCCCCAGTTCTACACGATCCGCGACGGGCGCATGGAGATCTACCCAGTCCCCGAGACTGCCCGGACGCTCGAGATCACCTACGTCAAGGGCCCGCCTCAGTATCTGGCCGCCGACGCCGACGCCACCGAGGTCGACTGGCCGGACCAGTTCAAGGTCCTTCTGCAGTGGGCCATTGCTCTCCAGGGGACGGCCCAGCAGGGCCCCGACCGCGCGGTTCTCCAGATCGACCATGTGAACGCCATGCTGGCTCGGGCCTACTCCGCGGTCGCGCAGGCCGACCATTCCCGTGCCCAGGGCCCCGGCCCGCTCGGGGTCCGCCTGCCCCGCACCCGGGGAAGGCGCAGCTGGCGAGCCCAACGTAGGACGGGATCCTACGTTGACGAGTAGGCTCGAGCGCACGTCGGAGTTCCAGGGCCGGGCTGGGGACGCCCACAGGAGCAAGCTCCCGCCCGGAGTCTTCCAGGAGGACGTCAACGGGGACCGCTTCTCCCAGGGGAGCTGGAAGCGCCGCCGTGGTATGATTCACGCCGACATACCGGTCCTGACGACCGTGTCGGAGACGATCTTCGGGTTCGAGATTCCCGGTGGCGAGTATGGCCTCGTGTTCGGGGGGACTACCGTTGTCCAGGGTGCCGTCGGAGTCGGGGAGCAGACCTTCCCTCCGCCGCCGCCTGACGAGGGCGACGAAATGGGAGGCTTCGGTGAGGACTACGGAGAAGGAGGGGACGGCGAAGGGGAAGGCTACGGCGAGTAGCCACCTGATCGCCCTGGGGCTGCTGCTGTTCCTGCTGCTGGCCCCGGCGGTCTACGCGGCCAAGGGCCTGGTCACGGTCCTCTCGGTGGTCAACAACGGCGGGTCCCCGTCCACCTACACCGTGACCCTCTCGGTCGCAGAGACGGCCAGTATCTCGACCAGCGACCACTTCGGCGCACGCTACGACGGTGACGAGGTCACGATCGGGACGAGCACCCGAGAGCCTGGTGGCGTCTGGCTCGTCACGGCCATTTCCCCCGCAACAGGGGAGGTGACGCTCGAGGACTCTCTCACGGACGAGCACGGCGGGGAGTTCGGCGTCCCCGAGGCCGGCGTGGGCTGGTATAGCACCCCGAACGGCTCGATCTCTCTGGTCCCATTCCGCGCTCGAGCGGCCGACGGCGCCCTCCGCAGGAACGACTACCTCGGGACGGGGCTCGGCCCCGCTTCGGCCGTCGTGATCACGGGGGGCTCGATCACGGGTCTGGACACCTTCAGCGTGACCGACGGCACGGGGGTCAACGCCACAATGAGCGTGGTCGAGGCCGACGCCGGGGAGAAGGCCTTCGTGGTGGTCGACTCTGGCACCGGGGGGAACAGCACGATCTCCTTCAGGACCCTGGGGTCCGAGCAGGCCTTCGCATGGTTCGTGGAGGGGTCCTCCCAGCTCCGCGTCGGCGGGGGGACGGGGATCAGCTACGCCGCCTACTCCAACGGGAACCCCCGCATGACGATCCTCTCCGGGGGAAACGTGGGCTTCCACAACTCCTCCCCCGGCTACAACGTCGATATCACGGGGAATCTGAACGTCAGCGGCACGATCTCCAAGGGTGGCGGATCCTTCCAGATCGACCACCCGAGCGACCCATACAACAAGATCCTCCGGCACTCCTTCCTCGAGTGCCCCGAGCAGAAGAACTTCTACGACGGGATCGCCATGGTGGGCTCCGACGGCACGGTGTCCGTCCCCCTCCCCTCGTACTTCGAGGACCTCAACGAGACGTTCCGTTACCAGCTCACGCCAGTCGGGGGCTGGGCCACGGTCTACGTCTCCACGGAGATCACGGAGGGCAGCTTTGAGATCACGGCCACTGAGGGCGCGGCGGCAGCGGGGACGAGGATCTCATGGGCGGTCACCGGAATCCGGAAGGACCCCTGGGCCGTCCAGAACCCCATGGTCTCTGAGGAAACCAAGGGCCAGGGAAATCCCTACACCCCGGGAGTCCTGATTCACCCGTCCGCCTACGGGGAGTAGTCCGTGACCGGCCTCTCCACCCTCGAGTTCGCGAAGAGCGCCGCCCACCGGCACACTCCGGCGGAGTACCGGCGCTACGTCTACCTCTCGAACGGCTGGGGGAGAATGCAGCGCTGGGACGGCACGTCCACGACGCTCGAGGACGCCGGGATCTCTCCCCCCTCCCCGACTGCCGGAGATTGGGCACCCGCCCCCACGGAGGCCGCAGGCGACTGCGTGGTCGGGACCCACGTCGTCCGCTACCGCTACAAGGACTCGCGCACGGGCTACGTGAGCGACCCCAGCAACGAGGCCGAGATCGTCGTCACGTCGACCAACGGGGAGCTCACCTTCCCAATCAGCACGACGACCGCCACGAACATGATCCGCTCCTTGGACTCCAAGGTGGACAAGATCGTCCTGGAAATGTCCGTCGTGGGCCAGACGGGGACCGCCGGTGCCCAGTTCTTCGTGGCCGCCGAGGGCCTGCAGTCGGCGGCCACGCTGGTTGTGGACCTCTCGGACGACGTCCTAACTCAAAAACTTTTACCCTACGACTCCGACGGCCACCGGGTCCCGCCCGTCGCGAAGCACGTCCTCAGCCACGCCGATCACCTCTGGCTCTTCGGCCAGGTCCAGCACTCCACGGGGACGGCGGACTTCACGAACGGCTCGAGCGACGTGGACGAGGCCACGGACCCCGACTGGCGCACGGACGTCCTGGGGACCTCCACCGTCCGTCCGGACGTGACGTGGCTGATCCGCCGCAGCGGGGACGTGGCGGTCTACGAGGTCGACTACTACGACTCGGGGAACTCCAAGATCGTCCTGAAGGACACCTACGGGGGAGTCTCGGGGACCGGGCTGGGCTACACCCTGTTCTCGGTGTCCAACGACATTTGGGTCTCCCGGCCGAACTACCCCGAGAGCTTCATTGTGGAGTCCCGGCTCTCAGGGCCCTCCTCCGAGCACGCGGGTGAAATCACGGGCGCGATCGGCTACGGGAACAGCGTCCTCGTCTTCACGGAGCGCGCGAGCTTCAAGATCCTCTGGGACCGCGGGCCGACGGTGGACGCCGGGATCTTCCCCGTTGCAGCGGGGAGGGGAGCGATCGGCCAGCGGGTGATCCAGCAAGTGGAGGGCGTGGTCTACGTCATGGACCGCCTGGGGATCTACGCCTTCAACGGGACCCAGGAGGTCGAGCACCTCTCCCGGGCGGTCGAGGACGTCTTCCAGGACCAGATCGACTTTGCCCTCGCGGCCAAGTTCTCCTCGGTCTACATGCCGAAGCTCCGGGCGATCCGGTGGTATGTCCAGTTCCTCGAGGACGAGCTCCTCTACCCGCAGCGCTACCTCCAGCTCGACCTCGACACTCAGACCTGGGGGACGGGGAAGCACCAGCAGGGAGTCGCGGACGTGGCCCTCGTGCCCACCGAGGACGGCCTGGCCCCGATCATGTCCGACGATCAAGGACACGTCTGGTTCCTGGACAGGGGAAACTCCGACGGCTGCTCGGACGAGACCTCGCACCCCGTGGCGACCTCGGGCTCCACGACCACCGTGGTCCAGTTCTCGACGGTCCTGCCCACGACTGGGGCGGGCTACGACGGCTGCTACCTCTACGACCCCGAGCAGGAGGAGTACCGCCGGATCACCGCCAACACCTCCTCAGAGATCACGGTGGCGACGGCCTTCACGGTTCCGCCGGCCGACGGGGACACGCTCTGGGTGGGGGCCTTCGAGTCCGAGCTCAAGTCGAAGGCCTACATTGCACCACGATCTGTGGGGCACAAGCGTCGGGGGGCCTACTACTGGTTGGGGTATCACCCCACGGAGAGTTCCCGTGACGTTGAGGTTCGAGCCTTCGAGGACTACTCGACCACGTCGAAGACGTGGACGGCGAACCGCAACGACCTCACGGGTCTCACTTGGCCTGTGCTGGCCTCGGATCCCTGGAAGGCTGACTCCTCCTACTCGCAGGGCAGTGTCGGGATTCCGGTGGGGTCCAACTGGAAGCGGGCGCTGGAGTTGCAGGTCAAGGTGATCGAGCCCGACTGCCCGCTGGAGATCTTCTCGCTCGAGCTGGACGGGGAGTCTCGGCGGGAGGCCGGGTAGTGCCCCCTCGCTTCCACGAGACCTGGAAGGCGGACTCGAAGACCAACCGGGCCGAGATCCACGAGACTGCCCTTCTGCAGTCCCGGGCGATCCAGGACCTCCGCGAGCGGGTAGCGGTCCTCGAGAACGTCGACAACCCGCGGCCGATCCCCCTGAAGCCCTTCTACGGGTTCCCGACGGGCTTGGAGTCAGTGGACATTCACGGGGACGAGCCCAACTCCTACGACCTCTCGGACGACGGGGCGACTCGGAAGTTCGCCACCCTGGTCCACTGGTCAGACGGGGCTGACCAGGCGGTCATGGGGCGCTGCTCGTTCGCTCACGTGAAGCAAGCGGCCGGGGGAGGGAAGGAGAAGATCACTGAGGAGGGCGGGCGCTACTCCGGCCCCGCTGCGGGGGCTTACACGCCAGCAGGTATCGAGTGCCCTCGGGTCCAGTGGACCTTTCAGAACTCCCAAGACGCCGGGGGAACGGGGACCGATTCCCAGCTGATCAGGATTGTGACGGCCCTCCCTCAGAACTTCAGGAGTTGGAGATCCCGGGGGATCCGTATGGCCGTCCGGATCTACGGGAACGGCTTCGACGCCGGGGGCGCGGACGCCTTCACGGCCCAGCTCAAGGTCGCCAAGCCTGACGATCTGGAGGGCTCCGATCTCGCGGTCAGCTCCTTGATAGGGGAGGAGGCCACGGCGGCGTCCACGACCTACGACACCGGCTGGGAGGTGCTTCAGATCTCCGGGGACAGCCTGGGAAAGAACTGGGGCCCGAGGTATCCTCTGGTGCTGGAGCTGGCGGCGGTGACTCCGGAGCACCATAACGACCTCTGGCTGTTCGTGTCCTTCCTCGAATTCGACTGGAGATAGCCGTGCCCGAAGAGACCGCAGCCCCGCCCGTCGTGATCTCCAAGGCCACCGGGGTCACGTTCGGCCTGCTGCTGGGGGTGGTGGCGGTCCTCGGGATCTTCGTCGGTTGGATGGACTCCCAGTTCGACGATCTGGGCAACCGCCTGGAGAAGATCGAGACCCGCCTCGAGGCCGCCGACAAGGACCGCTTCGGTGCCGGGGACATGCGGCTGTGGGTCGCGGAGTTCCGGGGGGCCAACGCGGCCCTGAGTGTCCCGGAGCCCCGGTAGGGTATACTGCGTGGGAGAACGGAGGGACCGTGTTCAAGGCATTCATGGCCAATCTGGCCGGGTCGAAGAAGCTTCAGGCGCTCGTCCTCGGGCTGCTGGCTGCTGTGGGCGTTGCGATCGCGAACGCCATGGGCCAGGACCCCGAGGCGGCCAAGGTGCTCGTGGACCAGGTCTTCAAGACCGTGGTGCTGCCTCTCTCGGCATACATGGGTGGGCAGGGTCTGGCGGACCTCGGCAAGGAGAAGGAGCGGGTCGCCCGCAAGGTGGAGTAGGTGACCACCTACGTCCTTCTGGGCGTAGGGCTGCTGGTGGGCCTGGGTCTCGTTGTTCCGTGGCTCTTCCTGTCCCGGGCGAAGAATCAGGGGATCAAGACGGAGCTGGGACATGCGAAGCGCGACCGAGACCAGAACAAGGAAATGGCGGATCTGGTCGTCCGTAGCGAGTCTGAGCTTGCTGACGCTGACCTCGGCCGGCTGCTGGACGGCCCCCCCGCGCCCCACTCTCCCCGGGGGTGAGCCCGCCCGGGCGCTCGAGATCGACATGGACTCCTGGACCGTGCCCGCCACCGGGGACGCGACCCTCCCCCGGGCCGACCTCTACAAGATCCTCCGCAACAGGTGGCGCTGGATCACCTACGCAGACGTCCTGAAGCTGGCAGGGTTCCAGCTCCCCGAAGAGGAGTAGTCCATGCCAGTCCCCGCCTACCTCTACCAGCAGCACCCCGACGCCCGCTTCCGGCACCACAGCAACAAGCCCTTCCCCGGGGAAGATCCCCGGCAGGCCCAGGCCCGCATGGAGCGGGAGTGGGTCGAGCGCGGCCAGCAGGGCCTCGACCCCAAGTTCGACGCCCAGAACGCCGGGGGCCCCGCCGGCCCGCCCCTCCCGAACGCTCTCATGGGCGCGGGCCCCGGGCGCCCGGGCGCGTCCTACCAGTCGGCCGGCGGCCAGGTCACCCTCGACCAAGGGGGATACCTCCCCCAGGGGCAGGGCGCCTTCGACCCCCAGGGCGCTATGCAGGGCCAGGCCCCCCAGATCCAGTCGGGCATGACCACGGTCCCGGGGTCCGTGCCGATCCAGCACTCCGCCCCCCCGGGCGCGGGCGGGCCAGGCGCCTACGGCGGCATGGGCGGCCCGACTCAGATCACGGGCCGGGGAGACGAGGCCCTCGACCAGGGGAGGACGGCAGCCTTCGGCCGGCTCCACGACATGCGGACCTACTACGAGGGCCAGCAGCAGCAGGACCTCCTGGGCCAAATGCAGGCCGCCGCCGCGGGCGTCGACGTCCCCTACACGCAGGACGTGATCAACTCCGAGCTCGCCACGGTGTCGGACTCGGTGGCCGCCGCCGAAGCGTCGAACATGGATCTGATCGACCAGAACTACGCCGCCCGGGGCCAGGGCCAGAGCGGCGGGGCCATGGCCGCGAAGCTCACGAACCGCCGGAAGCACCAGGCCGAGGGCCGCATGGGCCGCAAGAACGTGCGCCAGAACGCGAGCCAGCGGAACACTGAGCGCCGGATCCAGGCCCAGCAGCAGGTCGCCGGGCAGTTCCAGCAGGCCGCAGCGCAGCAGGCCCAGTCGAACCTCGCCGAAGTCAACATGCTCATGCAGGCCGAGAACGTGCAGAGCGACGAGCGCCAGGCCGCCCTCCTCGCTGGGGGCATGGCGAACTTCGGCGCCGGCGCAGCCAACCGGCAGGCCGCCCCCATGGGTGCCCTGGCCGGCGGCGGCCGGGCTCTCGGGAACCTGAGCGGCGGCGACGAGTCTTCCTACGGGGGAGTGACTCGGATCGACGGCATGAACGCCCAGCCCTGGAAGGCCGGGGGTAAGAGTTCCGGGACTCAGTATCCGCAAATGGGTCTCGGGGGCGCCGCGGGTCCCATGGGCGCCGTGGAGCGGGCCCACGACCGGAGCACCGACCGCAAGTACGATCAGGGCTACTACTCAGGGGGGAAGAAGGAGACCGGCGCCGCGGACTGGCTCCAGGGAGGGGGAGCCTTCGGGCAGACCTCGAGTCCCTACCCCGGGGCGGCCGGGAGTCCGGCTCCTGGGGTCACGACTCCTCCGGGGGGGTCCACCGGCGCCGCGGACTGGCTCCAGGGAGGGGGCGCCTTTGGGCAGAGCTCAAGCCCCTTCTCTCTTGGGACT